TATTTTTACTCTTTCAGGTATTTCAAACGGTTCAAATTTTTTAACCTCATAGGCCCAAAGTTCAGGTTCAACTGCATTGTCTCTTGACATCCTCCACCACTGCCAAGCTTCTGTATCCAGAATGCGGTGCTTTTTCTTTAAATCCTCTGTAAAGAACTGCTTTTTGGTAATTCTTTTAGGTTCTTTGAATGAGATAACTCCATAACAAAGGCCATCATCAATGAGGTAATGAGGCTTAGATAAGTCAAATTTTCTAGTCTTCACCAACAAAGTTTTCTCTTTTGTCCAAAATAACTCTCCATGTGGATAAGTTAGATAAAGACCGTCTATCTTTCTTTTAGCTTCTTCTAAAGATGTTTTGATTATCTCTTTGCGTTTCTTATCCCATTCAGATAATTCCTCTGGTTTAGGTGGCTTAGATTTAATATAGCCTTTTTCTTCAGCTTTACGATAAGCTTGCCAGTAGCTTGTATTATATCTTGGGTCATCGTTAGAGGGTGGTATTAAAGGGAAATAAACAGAACGAAGGGCATCTATGATTTTGCCTCCATACCTTAAACAATCTTCTTCTTGCCAATCACCCCATTTCTCACCTTTCCAAATCCTTGGAAGTCCACTATCAAAGAGGTATCTAAGGTCAGCATAAAGTTGCCTCCATCTAGTCTTGGCATGTTTAATATCGTAATCAACCCCTTCTTTCTTAAATTGCTCTAAATGCAGTTCGGTTATACGCATCATCTCTCTAAATCAACACCCATCTGGCTCAATAAGTTTCTGATAATTTTCTTAGCTTCTTCATCTGAAATTAAATTATTTTGCTTTAAATGCTCTATTGATAAGGTAATATTCTTAAATGCTCTACTTAACCGTTCTATATCTCTTAATGAGATTTCAGGAAAGATTATCTCAAACTTGCGATTAACATTCCTTGGTAATCTTTTATGAAGAATTGCTTGGTCTATTACAAAATTAAATACATATTCAATCATTGCTTTAAAATATTTCTGTCTTGTAATAAGCATTTTTTCAGTAGGAAAAGCCTGTTCATAAGCAACCGCCCTTACTCCTTCTGTATCTGCAAAATAATAAGGTGGGAAACCCGCACCACTTAAAATATGGTTTCTTATCAAACGACTTTCTTGATTTGCATCCCTTGCTTCAAGCTTAGGAGCTACTACATCCCATTTAACTTTCTCATTGTGTGCTCGGATTGTTCCAGGTGAGGGAGGTGGTAAATTATCAAGGAATTGTTTTATTTCATACTCGTCTGCACCTTCTAGAGTTACATCCCAGCAGAAGTTATTGATATTCATTTGTCTTTCAAGTCTTGTAAATAAAAACTGGTCGTAAGAATCAATCCAATCTATCAAGGGTAGCAAATCACTTGCACCTCTTGTCGCATTTGAAACCTTGTTAATGGCAAAGAAAAAGGTTTCACCTGTTAGGTATCCATAAGTATCACTGTTGGGATTTTCATCTCTACGAATTATCTTGAGTTCTCTTTTTTTACCGTTTTTCTTATTGAGAGGAGCATACAAAATAATCTTATCCAAAATCAAACAATTTTCTTCATGAGGCACAACCTTTTTAACTTCCAATGGGTCAATGTATCCTAATCTTACATGACCATTGGCAGGATTTACTGTAACAGGCCAAATGCACTCGCCATAAAGACATAATTCCAAAATTCTATCGTGCTGTTTAAGAGGCCAATTATTTACATCATCAAACCAGAATGCATTTAATACTTCTTGAACTCGTTTATCGGTTGTCTCAAAATAAATACCTTCTCCTACCACAAAGTTCTTGATGTATTCAATTATCCTTTTGGCTAGGGGGTTTGAGTCATAAAGCCATTTGGCTAAACGACTCATCTTAACAAATACATCGGTGCGTAACTCTCTTAACAAGCCTACACCAGAGATTTTTCTCCACCCAGCCCAATCTTCTTCTTTTGTTTCTTCACCGCCTGGTAAAGAAAGCTTGGTGGCTTCAAAAAATCTTGTAGGCTTAGGCGTTGATTTTTTTACAAAATATGGCAATTATTTCCTCCGATATCTTTTAAGCACTTCCTCTGTAACAAAAAAGCCTGCTGTAGTAGCCTCAGGCATATCAGGAGCTTCATCTGAATAGAAATAAATACGAATACTTGCTGTATTAGGTATTACTTCAAAACCGTAAATCCGTGCATCTTCAGGTAAAGCATCTTTTAAAATTTCTTTAAATGCCTCTTGGCTCATTTCAGTGTAAGCCCTTTTCATATTTTTCCTCCTTTAATTTATTTTCCCCAAAACCACTTTGAGGCTTGCCAAAACACTCCTCCTAAAAAGCCAAACAAACCTGAAATAAATGTATTAATCCGATTTTTATTCTCAAGCTTGCCTATTCTTTGCTCATGATTATTCTTTGCAGCATTAAGCTTTGCAATTTGCTGTAAGGTTTCATCGTGTTTTCTAAATAAAATCTTAAAATTACCATCAAATCGTTCTAAATCCTTACGAATATATCCTACATGAGTTTGAATAGTCTCTTTTAACATTTCTTTTACTATCTTCAATAACCTATCATCACTATTCATGAGAACCTCCTGATGTTATTTCTGAAAAAGAATATTGGATTTCTTCTTTTAATCTTGAATTGGTGCATCATAGATGGAAACATAGAATTATCAATCACTTCTTTATTTGCTTCTTTATATTGAAATTCTGAAACAGTTACCATAGCAGGAGGAGTTCTGTAACTTGAAACAAAGCTAAGTAATGTAGCATCTAAAAAATCAGGAGAACGCTTCAACCGCTTTTTCAGCTTTCTTTTATTCTCTAACTTTCTTTTACCAGTTCTAGGGTCTTCAATAACTTTTATAGCAGTTATATCAGACAACCAAGCATCTTTTACTATTCTAGCTGAAGGAGATAAGCATAACCCTCTTTCTATGGCTTCTTTCAATCTGAAACCAACTTGAGTTCTCAAATTATAATACTCATTTTCATCATTCTCTGGTTTGGAAGATAAAAAGACTAAGTTAATCTTTACTTTTTCAGGATTACCATGTTTCCTGAGATATTCATATATCCCTTTTCCCCATCCACCATCTATATTGATTATCGTTGGTTTGTTAGCACTTTTATAAGTCTCTGCCAATTCTAAAGTTCTTCTACCAATTGCCTCATCCGTTGCATTCAAAACCCATTTTATTGTAACAATGGATGAGCCTTGTCTTAAAACCCAAACTGTTTTATCTTTTCCTAGTCCTGCTGGGTCAAGACCAATTACCAATGTCTCATCAGTGCAACGATTATATTTTCTTTCAAAAACTTGTTTTGCAAGTGAATAAGGAATTAACTTTTCTTCTTCTCTCTCGGGAAATTGACCTAAAACTCTGATTTGGTATCTTGCACTATCTTCACCCCACTGCTTTTTCTTTTTTTCAGGCCAATCCCAAGGCATCAATCTAGGATAAATATTTCTTCCTGCCTTAACATTAGGAGTATCATAAGCCGAGATAGGAATGGTTACCCATTCATCACTGTTGCAAGCTTCTCCAAACGGTGATAGTGGGTCAAATGGATTGCCAAGTGCAAGCCAATGACAGTTGGCAGAGGTCATCAATCCTTCGGCTGATTCCCAAATATTCTCACCTACCCCACTTGATTCGTCCAGAATTAATAATATATTAGGGCTATGCCTTCCTTGGAAAGCCTCTTGAGAAGAGTCTTGAGGTCTTAAACCCACAGCATACCAATCAGGGCCTAAATTTATTCCCATAGTTGTTACATGCTTTTCTTCCATTAACGGTATTCTTGAATATCTCACTCTGGTTCTGATTTCACTCCATAATGCATCCTTAACTTGTTCTTTGAATGCTGAAGTTGTAATAACTTTAGAAGGATAATATGTAAAAAGAAATGCAAGGGTTAGACATGCAGCGGTATGAGTTTTGCCTGCATGATTACATGCAGGCACTGCAACTCGTTCATTCTCATAGATAGCTCTAAAAATTTCTTTTTGCTTATCCCAAAGAGTAACTCCTAAAACTTTCTCAGGAAAAATTAATGGGTCTTTTTGAAAAATTTTTCTTAAAGACGGTGCTAAACCTCTACTGTTAAAATTAAGTTCAATCACCTTTTAACCACTCAAGCCCTATCTTATTTTGTCTTCTCTACAACTTGCCTTCCACCAACTTTCAAATCAATTAGAAATCGGTCTTCAAACTCATGCACTCTCGCAACATCTTTCCTTGAAACTTTAAGATAATTCAAAGCATCAGCCAATGTTTTAACAGGTCTAGGCTTCGGTTTAGACTGAGATTGAGATTGAGGTTTAGGCTTAGAAGGAGAAACTGTGGGCTTTGGCTTACTTGAAACTTTGCTGTCTTTTTTAACTTTCTTTCTCATATATTGAAAGTTAACACAAATCAAAGGAAAAGTCAAGTTAGGTCTTGACAAATAAGAAATGACATGATAATTTAATCTTAATGGTGCAGAATAAAGGCACATACCATCCTGATTTAATCAAGATAAACCTATCTAAAGACAAAAGTCATACTACTCAATCAGCTCCTTCATGCTATATTAAATTTAAGGAGAGGAAAATGGGCAAGAAAAATAAAGACAAGACTTTTATAGAGATTATGGAAGAATGTAAAAATCATAGCAAAGAAGCACTCTGGGATTATATCACAGCTTTAAGAGGGCCTGATATAATAGTTGCGTTAGGTGAAACTCATAGATGGATTAAAACAGTCTTTACTTATCCTTTAAGAGGGCAAAGTATTGTAGAAGAGTATTTGGTCTCATGGCCAAAAGATATTGAAGGCGTTTTTGAATACCTGAATAATGAAAAACATATCTATGAGTATTTTCATTATCTAAACCATATTGCAAAAATATGGCACTATTTTAACCCTAAGGTTGAATATGTTATGTATACTTTATTTCGTGAAGGCGGAGACCTTAATGAAGAACAAATTAAGGACTTAGCTCGTAAATATAAAAAATATGTAGATGAATGGTTAAATAGTGAAACAGTAATTAATCAAAAAGAAGGGAGGAAATAATGCAGAAAAAGAATAAAGATAAATCGTGGATAGAGATTTTTGAAGAATGCAAGCATGTAGAACATGCCGCCTTGGATTATTGTGAAGCATTAAGAGCATTTGATAAATATTTTGGCACACCAAATTTTATTACATCAGTATTTCGCACTCCTTTGCAAGGTAAAGACTCAATTGAAAATGAACATCACTGGTATAAATTTGGGTATTATCAGAAAGAACACATGGTGATAAATGCAATGAACCAAGCTTTGGATTGCTGGTATGATTTTGAAAATTATGCTCTTGCTTTGCAGGATTGTTGGCAACATTTTAATCTACCAGTAAAAATAGCCATTCAAAATCTAGAACGAGCATGGATTAACCATCATTCCCAAGAAACAAAGAAAAGTGTCGCAAGAGAATATCTGAAAATGGTGGATGTTTGGATGAACTCAACAAAAGTTTTAGAAGATGAACAACGAAGAATAGACAGAGAAAGTGAATATTTAAAGGCTTATTTTACAGCTTTGCAGGAAATATGTGAATATTATAAATCAACAAAGGAAGAAAAACACTTCCAGCTTATGTTAGCAGGGATAAAAGATAGAGATTGTTGGATTTTATCCAATGATAAAGACCAAATAAGTAAAGAGCTTCATTCCAAAGTAATCACTCTAGAAGACGTGAAAAATCATTTCATTTTACGAGATAAAAGAAAACCTTTAATAATTGACCCAACTATTTGGTGTGAGTTATTAAAGAAATTAGCATAGGAGGCATATATAGTGAATGAAAAAACAGCACCAAACAAAATATTTAAAATTGGTAAGTTTCATATAGCAACAGAAATATTACGCAAAGCAATTCATGAAGAAAATAAAGAACTATTAAAGCAACTAAAAGTTTTATTCTCTGGGTTTATTATTATAGATACAAAATGTGACTTTGCACGAGAAATAATTGAATATACAGCTTATCATCCAAAGTTCCGACCCATCCCACAAGGCGATGAAATACCTACTTACATTATTGAATTTGAAATGACTGAAGATGAACAAGGAAATAAGCATTACAAAATTGTTAATATACGGGAGGATTATAATGCAATCTAATGATTTAAAGGATGTCAAGGAAGTATTAACAGGTTTGAAAAATGACCCAGAAATAAAAAATCTAATAGATGAGTTCTGGCAGTTAATAAAGAATATTATTTACAACATTACAGACTCAGCCTTAGATGGATTGATGAATCTGTCTGAGAAGAAAGCTAAATTATATGGAACGATGCTTAAACATTTAATAAAGCAAGGCTTCACCAGACAGGAAGCAATTGAATTAATATTAAGAATAAACCAAACAACTAATGAACAGTTTAAATCCTTCCTTACTGGCTTCTCAGAACAAAATAAGACTTCTGTCTATAATAAACAAGTGATGGATTTATATAAAAATTTCTCAAGAGTTTATGATTTATTGGAAAAATTAAGTAATGCTAATGTAGCTTTAACCCAAAGATTAGCAGTCATTGAAAGAATAATTCAGGCAAATAAGTCTTTACAATAAGGAGAGGTAAACAATGACTTACAATATTACAGCAACAGGATATGGAGATACAGTTAAGTTTCATGTGGATGCAGACAATATTAAAGAAGCTTATAAAGAAGCTAGAAAAGAAGCAGAAGCAATCTTCCGCTTGAGAAGTGATAATCCTTCATACCTGCATCCCGACCCAAATGTGCATGTAGAAGTAGAACCAGATATTAGACGATGGAGTATTTAAAACATTAAAAAAAGAGGAGAGCAAATAATGTTGAAAGATAAAATAGTAAAAGAAATAACTCAATTTCTTTATAATCTTAATAAAGTCAGATATGAACTTGAAAAAAATAAAATATTTCAAGAAAATATAGATGCGAAAATCCGATTGTATATGGGTAATTTATTGGATGAGTTGAAACATAAAGAAGATAAGATAATTAGAAACTTTATTGCAAACTTATACCAAGTCCTAGATGAACATGAAAGGAGCAATAAATAATGTATATAGAAAAGACAATTTCTTTATTTAACTGGGATAAACTTGAAGAAGCTTTGAATACATTAAGACAACCAGACTTAGCCCAAATTACCTGTCCTCATTGCAAACAAAGAATAAAACTTCCTGTTATTGCTCGTGAGTGCGATATTCAAGCGTTCAAAGAACTTATACAGCTAGCTCAACAATATCTTGAAGAAAAAGACTTATTGTCTAAAATGTTAGATTATATTTGCAAAGAAGCCAAGAAAATTAAGAATGAAAAATTACAATAAATTACACATTAAAAAATATTTCAAACTTTTGCAAAACAAGCACCGTTCTTATGTATTTCAATATCTCAAATACGGTAAATATCTAAAACCATATCAATACCCTTTAACTGAAGGCGTAGAATTTACTTGTGAATATCTCTTGGATTTACTCAAAAAAGCGGTTCAGAGACATTCCTTAACTATTAAATTAAATGAAACATTCTTCTATTTTATATCAGATATTATTTGGCCTCATAAAATTAAATATATTGCATTTAAGATATATGCATGGAGAGTGCCTTATGATATTTCTTGCCATCTAAGAGGCATATCAACTATTAAAGAAGATAATCTATTACTTTCCTCAACCGAATTATATTATCATTTATACACTGCTCCATTATCCACACACCAACTAATTGAAACATTAAAACCTAAATTAACCTATGAATTGCAATTAGCATTAGATGTATTGAAAGTAGAGGAGGTTGTGTATGGCAGAAAGAAACATTGAAATTTCTCTGCACAGCTCAAAACCAACCAAGATAGATACTTTGGCTGAATTGGTAGGATATATTATGGAAATAAATGAAAATACCTCATTGAAATTTAATTGGAAGGTAAGACTAGAACGTGACATCTTTACAGTGCGAAGTACTTTGATGATATTTATAAAGGGAAACCAGCGAAGTTTTAATTCTAGAATAACAAGGAGACAAACATGAAAACTATCATTTTGGCCATAGTGGGCAAAGAAAAGACTGATTTGATAATAGAAAAGGATTGGCAGAAATTGGAGGAATTACAAAAATCCTTTCCCGATGGAGACTTTTATACAATATATACAGTGCAAGGAGATGTAGGCAATTTGGTAGAACTTGCCTTGAAAACATACTTAAATTATGAGGCTATAAATGCTAGGATTTGTAAGGAAGCAGGAATTTAATAAGGAGGATTGATAATGTTAATACCACTAGCACCAAGAATTTGGATTGCGATTGAAGGGGAAACACTGAAGATAATTGAGGCTGGAACTATGGAACTTATTTTAGAGAAAGAGAAGCATCCAGAAAAGAAATTCATTGAGATTGCAAGAGTAGAAGGAGATATAGCAGCATTGGTTGATTTGGCAATAAAGAGTTATATAGAAAAAGCTGTAAGAGAAACAGAGAAAGAATTTAAGTCAAAATTGGAATTAGCATCAAAAGACATAGCCGATAAATATAAAGAAATGATTGAATTTTGTAAAGAAAGATTGGAAGAATTGGAGGGAAAACAAGGAGTTGCAAATGAACAAATATGAATTCAAATCCGCAACAACCTCAGCATCACCTCCATACCACGGATACTATATTTGTAGGCCACCTATCTTGAAAACCTTTGAACTTCCAACTAGAGAAGAGTTGCTTAATATTAAACCAGGTGATTTGGTAAAACTTATCTTTGGTTCTGATGAGGTAGTTGAAAAAGAAGAAATGTGGGTTAAAGTCATTAAAATAGTTGAAACTTATGGATATGGTGAACTAAATAGCAAACCTGTCTATATCACTAATCTGTCCCTTGGCGATTTAATTACATTCCATCTTGGTGATGTGATAAATATTATGAAAGACTTTAGAAAGGAAGATAAAAATAAATAGCTACAATGGCAATCTACTACTCTCCTTCATTATCCTTTCCTTGGCTATTTTGCAATATTCCTTGTTTATTTCTATTCCTATCCATCTACGATTTAGTCTTTCACAGGCTACTGCCGTCGTCCCTGAACCAAGAAATGGGTCTAGAACTAAATCATTTTTGTCGGTAGAAACTAAAATTAAATGTTCCATAAGTTTTAGAGGTTTCTGGTGTATATGATATCTCTTATCCTTCTTGAAATTTCCTTGAGGTGTTGCATATTTTAATACATCAAAATTATTAAGACCTTCTACCTTTTAAGTTTGGAAGGCTTTCCTTTATGAAAATTTAAAATTTGCTCATAAACCGAAGTAAAATCGTAAGTTTTCTTTTTTTGTTCCACCAACTAAGTTTGGACGATACCAAATCAAAGTCTGATGAAGTTTGAACCCATTTTCTTCAAAACCACTAACAACTTTAGTAAGAGTTTTTTGAGCAGTCAAACAAAGGGCTCTTGAATTGTTTTTTGAAATTCTATACAATTCTGTTGAAACTAGACCTACATTATAGAACTCATCTTTATAATCAATTCCATTCAACTCATTAGAATTAACTCCATACGGCGGGTCAGCCAATACTAAATCCACACTCTCTCTCGGAAATCCCTTCATTACCTCCAAACAATCCCCGCAATACAAAACTCCATTACTCGTTTGAAAGTAAATATTCTTCTTCGGAAACTTATCCTTCCACATACCCCTACATTATACCATAAAAAAATTAAAAAAAATTTAAAAAAATTTTGAGGGGGACCAGCTTTAAGCCCTTTTGCCCTTCATTCCGAATCTTTCGGTAAATTGGGCACTTACGATTACCTTCTACAACCCTTGTCATTATTGCGTTTCAGAGGCATATCTAGAAGCCTTGATATTGTAGGGTTTCATGAGTGCCTTTGAAGTGCTTGATATTGCTATGTTTGAGAGGCGGTCTTGTAAGCCTTGCCAGTTCTATATTTCAAAGCCTATGCTAGAAGGCTTGTCAATGCTATGTTTCAGACTAAGCCATTTTGGCAATCTGAAGGCTAAATAATAACCAAGATAAAGCTATAAACAACCATGTTTTTTCTGAAGGAAGTAAGATATTCAATCAATCTGATTGCAATCCTAAAGCAACTTACCAAGTCTAAGCATAAAATTTTTCACTGCTAAAAATATTTTTTTCTACCTAAACGCCTTAAAATGCACTTTCTTATGATTTATTGGCAACTTCCATTGAAAAACTTTTTTAAAAAAATCTATTTTTCTTTGAAAAAACCTCTTGACAAGATAATTAAACTGTGTTAGGATTGATAAAAATGAGAAAGGGAGGTAGGTAAGATGAGAAAGGACAAAAAACAAAATGTAAAACCAGCCGTTTACCAGTTTAAAAATGGCCGCTGGGTTAATGTAACCCAGTCAGGCCGTCCGAGGTTCTTTAATCCTAGGACGGGCAAGTGGCAATAAGGGAGGTGATAAAATGAGAAAGATAGCAGTAGTAGATACATTTAAGGAAGCTGAAGACTTGGCCGCTGAACTCATGGCCAGCGGTCATTATGAAGACGCTTCCATCATGAAAGATGGAGGCGTTTACGAGGTCTGGGTTGAAGATAAAGACTAAAGGAGGTCAAAATGGCAAAGTTAAACGGTAAAGGGTTTAAAGTTGTTAAAAGGCTAGTCAATCCCAAGACTGGCCTTTCTATTGCTATCAGGTCAGACGGGGTTGTTTTAAAGAAAACATTCAATGGATGGAAAAGATATAGACGGCTAAAGAAAGAAGTTACTCCTGAGCAAGCAACACAACACCTAATGAATTTGGGCTATATAGAAGGCGTCGCACCTGAGTTTAGCACTCTGATTAAATGGCAAAATGAAGGCATAGCTAGAACACCTGATGGCTGCCGTGTAGAACCAGACGGCACTTGTCAGCACGGATATAAATCTTGGTTGCTTATTTATGGATTATTGTAAGCTAACAAATTACCTCCACGCCCAGGTCTTCACAGCCTGGGCTTTTTTTATGCCTTGACTTTCTGTTTGGCCTTCCCAGCTTTTTTTTCTAGCCTTCCTTGCTTAGCCTTGCTTCTTATTTCACCTAGCCTGCCTTAGCTTAGCCTTGCTTCCTATCTTCCTTTAGCCTTTCCAAACCACCTCCAAAACTACCCACTTCTAAAACCCTTGCTATTATTGCCTTCCAGACACCCCTTTGAAAGCCTTATCATTATTGCCTTTTAGCCGTGCCTCTCAAACCCTTGTCAATCCTATATCCTAGAACTACCCTTGAAAGCCTTATCAATCCTACATTTCAAGCACGCACCTAAAACCCTTGTCAATCCTATGTTTCAGCTATGCCCTTGAAAGCCTTATTATTCCTGCATCCTAGAGCATACCTCTGAAACCCTTGATGCTGTAGGCTTTCAAAGCACCTCTGAAACCCTTGATATTCCTGCGTTTCAAGGGGTCTATTTTTGGGCATTTTGGGCTATTTTCAATAGGCAATAGGGTAATAGTAGAATAGTTAACAGCGTAATAGGCAAAATAGCCGTTCTTCACGCACTCATTCAGACAAAAACGCCTTCATATTTTAATTGTGAGCAAGTTTTAAAGGCCAAGGCATATAAAATATCCTGCTGAGGCTTAAACCTTGCTCACAGGCCAATTATGTGCGTGTTTCTCTCAAAGCCTTGATATTCAAGCAATTCAAGGCCGTCCTAACACTCAAACAACCTATTCTGTTACATCTGCATTCAATAGCAACAAACATAGAACCTCACGCATAAGCTAGCAAGTGAAGCCTACACACAAAGGCACTCTAACACAAAAACTTTTTTTCATTTTCTTAAAAATTTTTTTCAGTTAAAAAGGCCATAACAGGCAACTTCCTTTGAAAAATCGGGCAGTTAAAGAAATTTAAATGAATGTGATTTTTTTCATAAAAAGGCTTGACAAAAAAATTAAACTATGCTATAGAATAGGTATCATGAGAAAGGGAGGGAAGGAAAATGAGAGCAAGGAAAAAACGGTTTGCAATTTTTGAGTATCGGACGGAGGATAATTATACGAAGAGAATGGATTTTGAAATCCCTAAAGGCAACCTATCAATAATAATTCATTCAAACTGGAATAAATGGGTTAAGACAATTCAATCTAATTCACCTGTAAGAATTAAACCAGAAACAATTAAATTTATAGGGACAGTGTATGAGTAATTTGGGTTGTTTAGGGCTGGTATAAGCCAAATTAATAATAAATGGAGGTAAGAAAATGAAGGTAAGATATATCTGTAAAGATAGAAAAAAGACTTGGCAAGTAAAATGCAAAGGCAAAATAATATCCAAACATATTGACTTTTGGCATGCTCAAGAAGCAATCCCAAGGCTTTTTAAACAAGGCAAAATAGATAATTCTTATACAATAGAGCCTATAAAGGAGTAAAGAAATGAGAGCTAGACCGTCAACTGGTAAACAAATCATAGATACAAGCACCTTACCTGATAAGGCTAAAAGACTACTTCAAAAACGAGGCAAATTGGTAGAGAAACACAGATTAGTAATAGACCCTACCAAAATAGTGGTTAGGATTTATCAACGGTATTACCACCCTAAGTTTGGATATTTATACGAGTTGATTAAAAAGCAAATAGTCCCAAGTTAAGGAATTATGTCTCTTTGGCTTGGGCTTTTTTTATTTTAAAAGGAAGGAGGTAATAAAATGAAAAGTAAAATAAACATTTGGAAAAACAACACGCCTTTAATTAAACAAACTTTAAAAAGGCACTTCCCAAAGGCAAAGTTTAAAATAAAAACAAGAAACTCATCTTTAAGTAAATCAATTTATATTTACACTGATTTAATACAAGATTATGACTATGCAAAGTTTAGAAATTTAGAATTAAAACTCCAAAATGAAGGGCTAGTTAATAAGGAAGCGGAAGAATACCACAAAATTAAAGAGCTAATATGGCAAAATAGAACAATAGAACAGAAAATAAAGACCATCTTAAAAGATTTTTGGCATATAGATTATGACAAGCTCACAGGTGAAATATTGAGCGGTGGGAATTGTTATCTTTTTATAGAAAAATTGGCTTGAGGTAAATTTAACCCGCTGTGCCTACCGTGGCGGGTAATAATAACGGTGGGAATAAAACAATCCTTCCCAAGCCAAGGCTATAAAGGCAAGGGAAGGGGAAGGAGGAAGGAAATGAGATGGAGTAACGAAGGAAAAACATTTGAAGGGATTAAGGTAGAAGTTATTATGGGTTCTAGCTGTAATCCTTATAGGAGTGGGGAAACTTGCTATAAAGTAAAGGTTAACGAAGCTAAACACCCTGAAGGGTGGGGCACGGTTCAATTACCTTTTACTTCTCATGAATTGAACGAGGCATTGGGGTTGCGGGATTACGGGTTCTGCCCAGATGAGCACTTTCTTGATTGTCGTTCTGATGATTACTACATGTATTCTGGTGAATTCTCTTCCGAGAAAAAGGCTAATGAGTTTGCTGAGAAAGTTAGAGAAGCCATTAGGAAGATTGAAGAAGAAAAAAGAGGAATTGAAAAAGTCAAAAAGATACGGAGGCGGATTGAAGACGTCCTCCGTAAAAGTAGTCCTGAAGTTATTTTTAGAATTGCAAAAGAGTTGGGCGTAAAAATAGACTAAGGCAACGCACCGCTCTTTTTGAGCAAAGCACGGCCGAGTTTGACAGGCACTACGCCTGTTGGCTCGGCCTTTTTTTATTTGAAGGAAAGGAGGGTAAAATGAAAAAAATACAAAAAGCAACTTGGGAACTGAAGATTTTTAATCCCCAAGTTGTGGCCAAAGCCGTGGCCATGACGGTTTGGGGCATTGAAAATTACAAGGATGCTCCTGAACTGCTTTATGATGAACAGTTTGAGTGTCATCCTGTAGTGCGAGAAACTGAAAAAGTCATTATTCTAAAAACTGTTTCAGACCGTATTATCCAGATTTCAAAAAAACGGCCAATCGTGCGGTTCATTGCGCCGCACGGGTCAATCTGTTTGTTTCACCAATTAAATAGCATTTTAAGCGGGATACCTGTTTTTGGTAAAATAGTGAAAAAAGTAGAAGCAGATGTTGAGGTTGATGTAGAGCGGTTAATAAAAAATATATTCTCTTGGGGTTTTGGACCCTATTCTGTTAATCATGCACAACAAAAAAGGCTGTGCGAATATTAGGAAGGGCGGTGATACTATGAAAAGAGAAATGCTGATGGATGAGACAGGAAGAGTTTTTTGTGAGGTTTGTGCAGAAAAGTATTGTGCAGATGGAGGGAAAGAGGACGTATTCGTGAAAAAATGTGACGGGGGAGGGCTATACCTGTCATGAATGCGGGTGGGAAGACCGCTCACACATTTCCACTTTGGCAGATTGGAAAAAAGAAAGGAGGTGAGGCTATCATGACTATCGTTTGTGCTTGGTGTGGTCGTGTTTTGGGCGAAAAGCAAGGCGAGGGCGTTACACATGGAATTTGCCCTGACTGCCTTGCAAAGCTAAGGGCTGAAATAGTTACCTTGCGTCGGCATCTTATCGGTGCTGAGCGGGTGACGGAGAAATTATTGAAGAAAGGAGGTAAGTAAAAATGCTAGAAGAAAGAATCAAAAAATTAATCGAAGCTCGTCAAAATAGGCGGGTAACTTGGGCTAGGGTCTTAGGAGAACTGCACGAACAATTGGAAGACGCATTTGAAGAAATCCGCATTCTGGGTTGTTGTGGCCATTGCACGGCTTGTTATAATCAACCTTGCCATGAAACGGGGTTGATACTAGGAAAACTAGCCTTCACAGATGGAGGCAATTGTTATTTTCCTGCTATATGTATTGATACGGGTTTTGGCTGGAAGCGACTGGTTTATAAAGAATTTGACTATACCACTAAAAAATTAAACTGGACAATTGCAGACAAGGCAACAAAGGCTGATTTTGAGATAGCAAAGAAAGCATTGAATGAAATACAGGAGAAAATAGAGCAATTGACTGAACAAGAAAGGAATTTAGCTATATTATAAAAAAAGGAGGTGAAGTAAAAATGAAAACAAATGGAAAAACATGGGCAGTAATATGGGTTATTCATGTAAATACTCCTTATCAATATATCCCTCAACTATTCATCAAAAATGTCCCATCAAACTTTAGTAAACAAGATGTTAAAGAGTGGTTAGAAGAATGTGGGCATCAGTTTGGCGAGTTTGGCATTCCTTGGGCAAACCATTGGATTGCTCAAGCAAAGGATTGGCCTTCAAGTGTTAAAGGAGCATATAGGAAAAAAGAAATAAAAACGATTGAATATGAAGAACTTGAACCAATAGAATAAAGAATAGCACCCACCCTAATTTAATAGGCTCGGTGTTCCTTTATGGAGCATCGGGCTTTTTTATTTTGGAAGGAGGTTTGAGATGGGAAAAATAAAGCCAGACATAACAAAAGAACACAAGGAAAAATTACTTGAATTAGTAGGTAAATTATCAGGACGTCAGGCCAGAATTGCCCTAAGCAAATTTATAGTTGAAGACCTAGATGACCCAGATGTGTTTGAAGCGTTAGAGGATGCCATTCAAGTGGGCTTAACTTATCCTGCAGGCCACCATAATCAACTCATTTTTGACTTGTTTCTAGATTATAAGAAATAGTAAACGGAGGTAAAGAGAAATGGTAGAAATAGAAAAACTATGTAAAGAAATACAAGAAGGCAAATGTCCTTATCTCAATCCTGCTTGTGAAGATTGCCAAGGTTGTTTTTCTCCTTGCTGTAATAGTGGGTTAGATGAAAATGGTCGCTGTTACTGTGAACGTATCCATGACAAAATTATGAAAGTTAATAGTGCAGAGGACGAACTTGAAATAGGGAGGTTAAATAAAACGGCTAGACTAAATTGTTTGCAAAAGGGGTAATAAAATGGATACTAAAACACATCAACAATTATTAACAGAATTTTTTGGAAAATATAGTGATTTACTCAATAAAAAGCCTTCTAGCAGAAAAAGAGGGCACTTTACAAAGCTATTATTAAGGCGAAGAAAAAGAAACAAAATTGCAAAGGAAACAAGGAGGAAGCAAAAATGATTGAATTCTTTGGCTTTTTAATAGCAATATGGTTAATTGGCTGGATTATTTTAAAATGGATAAATGATTAAAGGAGGGCAAAATGATTAAATTTAAATCACCACATCTTTTAAGGGTTTTGGACATTGCTTTCAATGGGAGACATTCATTATTGATTATTACGAGTGATGTAAATTTCATTAGAAAAGTAATAGATGAAACTAATGCGAAGAAGCAAAAAGTTATAAGGATTTATATTCAAAAACCTTGTCCTTGTGGTAATTTCAAACATTCATATAGACTATGCACTTGCACACCTGAAGAAATCAAAAAACATCAAGCTAATTTTCCTCAAACAAATATGACTTTTGTAATAACTGATTTTCCTTTTGAATATCTTGAGTTTGATAAAAGCAATATAGAAAGGGAAGGACTGAATTTTCTAAAGACTGCATATAACACTAAAGGAATGTTACCTTCTGAATTGGAGGCAACTTTAAAAGTTGCTAAAACTATCAGTGAAATGGATAAAGAAGACAAAATTAAAGCAATGCACATTGCAGAGGCATTACAGTATGTCTTGGGAAAGGAATTTTATTTGTAATAAAGAGAAAGGAGGTATGGAAATGCTAAATAAATACAATCTTCAAATAGCAAATTTATTAGAGAAAGAAGACGATTTTACATTAAATGTCCAACATATTATCAAAGTAACCAAGGACAAAACGATTGCTACTAATAGAAGATTATTAATAGAAGTAACAAGACCAGACTTACCTTATGAAGAGTTTCCTGAAACTGAACATGAATACAAACAAGACAGGGATTTCTATCTTACTAAGAATGAAATAGCAAAAATTCAGAAACTAATTCCTAAAACAAAAGGACTTCCTATTCTTGAAAATGTTATGGTGTCGCAAAAGAAAGATAAAACAACCTTGATAACAACGGATTTGGTTAATACCTTCACAATGTCTGTAAAGGATAGAGATATAAAATATCCCAAGACAGATGAGATATATCCTAAAGAAAGCCCAGTTGCAACATTTATCGTAAATGCAAAGCTCTTGAAAGAAATAGCTACTCAAGTTGAGAATTTAGTGATTCAGAAGAAAAACCAATTGCTATTTCTGTTTATCAAAATGAATTCCAGAAATTTATTAAGTTTGAAGCCGTTAACAATATAACAGACCAAAGAATGAAAGGTTTATTAGCTTGCTTAGATGAAAAGGAGGTTGGCAATGTATAAAGGAAAATATCAAAAAAAGAAACTGCCCAAGGTAGGGTTTAACCGTGTTGGGCATAGGTCGCATATAAAAGGAATGAGGCGGTTACTTGCAAATAAGGCATTTAGAAAAAAATTTGAAATTGTCTCAGATAAACAGTGCAAAAGACTACAAAGGGAGCTTGTAAAATGAAAGACTTAATAATCTTACTAACTGCCTTATGGATTGCCTCGGTTGCTATAGGTTACCATATCTGGCAAGAAATAGAACTACCTCATAACTCGCGCCAAGACCAAATAGCAAATAGTGAGCCTGCTAATTGGGTTGCTACCAGAAAAATTACCAGAAACACTTATAAGACCTCTATTTCTCTTGAACCAAATCTTTCTCCTATTGATGCAATAAGAATAGCACAATACTTTGTTAAGCAGCGATGCAAACAGGCTAAAATAAAGCGGATAACTATTCTTTATACAGTTAAAACGAATGTATGGGTAATATGGAGGGAAGATAAATAATGTTAAATAGTGCCAACACAAATTTATTCTTCCTCGTCTTCCTCTTCATCTTTCTCTCTGAACCTTACTACCTCATCATACTTCTCAAACTCTTGTTTTTTACGCACGGCCTCTATCGCAACACTAATCAATTCCTTAATTGTTGTTGCTTGAGTTTCAGAAATAAAGCCTTTTTCTATTTGTTTGCAAATGGATGCAATGTAATTCAAAATCTGTTCAAAAGAATGAAGTTTTGGCGGATACAGGGTTACAGTTTCATTTTTTTCTGTTTTAATGCGATATACAAGCCGTTTTGGCATGGTTTTCTATCCCTCCATAAGAAGCACATAGTAGAACACTTAAAAGCTGATTATAACTTAACAGCATACAAGGTGCAAGATAGTTTAAGGGTTTGGAAATTAAATTACCTCTTGACAAAATAATTTAACTGTTTTATAATAAAAAGAAAAAGGGAGGAGAAAGATGGATGAATTAAAAACAATTACAATTAATGAAGAAGGCGTATTTTGTCATTATTATCCTAAATGTATGGAAGAACCTTTAATTATCCCAGTTTTTCATTCTCAAATTCCTATTTTTGTTTTTCTCAAAAATGAGAATGATATTGAAGACTTCATTGGAATTATGGAATCTGGGATAATTTGGTGCAGAGATTTCAAATATTCAAAATATAAAAAGGACGGAATTAGATTGAAAGTTTTTATATAGGAGGGAGGCCAAAATGAATGAGAAACGAATTGTGGCAAGGAGAATGGCTTATCATTTTGAGGGTTTTACTGAAAAAGAGGCTTCTGAAGTGGTAGAGTTGTGGGAGCAAGGGCATCTGGAAAAAGTGCAACAGAAATATAACCTGTTTGAGTGGGATACCTGTCCTAGTTGTGGGGCTTTCCTCGTTTCAAACAGGCGGATTACTGGGTGTATTATTTGTTACCATAGTTTTATGGAGTAATTATGCGATATCCACGGGTCACAGAAGTAATCTCACCCTTTCTGGAATTTCCTGTCTCAAATAACACGCTAGAATTAGCCTGCGAACGAGGCAAACTAATTCATAAATATTGTGTAGCTGAGCTTGAAAATCTATTTGTGCCTGAATATGGCGAACTGGAAGGATATGTCCAATCCTTCAGAAGCCTGCTACCTGTAAAATTAATTAAGGCTGAGTTTGAAGTGAAACATGAGCAATTTATTTATAAAGGACATCCTGATATGGTGGTTGAATGGAAGGGTGAAAGGTGGCTGTGGGACTTAAAGACTTCTGAAGTAGCTAACAAGGCGTGGATAATGCAGTTGGGAGCTTACTACTATGCTCTGCCTGAAGAATTGAAGCCTGATAAAGTGGCAGCGGTGCGTCTAAAAAAAGATGGGAAGCCTGCTATTGTTGATACTATTTTTATTGATGACCTGAATAAAGGCTTTCAGGCTTTTTTAAATTTTTTAAATGGATGGAGGTATTTAAATGCAGAAAAGTAATGGAGTATTTACAGAGTTCAAAGCCAATTTAGCTTTAATAGAAGCACAAAACGCTTTTTTGGCCTTGAAAAAACGGTTTGATGAATTAGGAGAAGAAGTAAAGGCTCTTGAAGTTGTAAATGATGAGACATGCGAGAAAGCTAGTGAAATGCTGGTAATGATTAAGAAGTGTGAAAAGAAATTGGACGAGGAACGGAAAAAGAGAGTGGCTATTCCTAACCAATTTGTAAGAAAAGTTAATGCTAGGGCTAAAGAATTTCTTAATCCATTATTAAAACTGGAACGGGATTTAAAAGCAAAAATAAAAGATTATAAAATTCGCCTTGAATTAGAAAGGCGGGAAATGGAAAAGAAGGCTGAAGAGGAAAGGAAACGGCTACAAGAGCAATTGAATAAAGAAGCCAAAGAAAAGGGCATTGAACCTGTTAAACTACCTGAAATTGCTATGCCTAAAGAAAGGCTAAAGGTAACCACGAAGAATGGCACTGTATTTGAAAGAAATCAGTGGACTTTTAGAGTGATAAATATTAAAGAAGTGCCAGATGAATTTAAAATTGAAAAGGTGGATGATAAAAAAGTTAATGCGGCTATCAGGGCAGGAGTAAGGAAAATACCAGGGATTGAAATATACCAAGAAGTAGAAATTGCTACAAGGAGGATATAAAATAAATAAATAAAGGAGGGTAAGCAATGAAAAAAAATCAATTGGAAGTAATCAAGGCAAAATTAGTTTCTCCTGAAACAAATGAAAAGTTAAAAGTATTACCTAAGTGGATAAAAAAGGATGTCTTAATTGCCGCTTTCTGGAATGCTCTTTTTAAAAACCCACAGCTACAGCAATGCACTCCTGAAAGTTTATTGAATGCACTATTGAAATGTGCGGAATGGGGATTACTACCAGGTGGAGATAATGTTTACCTAATACCTAGACGGAATAACAGAAAACAAGGCCATCCAATAGAATGTAATGCTCAAATTGGTTACCAAGGCTTGATTGAGCTAATTTACAGAGTTACAGGTGCTGAAGTGGAAGCCCATGTGGTATATGAAAATGATAAGTTTGATTATCAATTAGGCACCAATGCTTATGTGCATCATAAACCTGCACCCAAAAATCCAGGTAAACCTTATTTAGCTTATGCGGTATGGAGAAAGGATGATAGAGAAAGCTTTGATATTATTAGAATGGAAGAAATTGAAAAGCGGAGAAAGATGTCTTTATCTTATCAAAAAGCTGAACAATCAGGTCGTAAAGACAGCCCTTGGCATCTATGGCCTGAAAGCATGATGCGAAAAAGTGCTATATTGAAAATGCTTAAAATGAAACCAAAGACGCCTGAATTAGAATTAGCTATTTCTGAAGAAGAAGAGGATTTTGGACTGCCCAATATTGAAGAAGAACCTGAAAAGGAAGTAACTTTTCAAGGCAAAGTGATTGATGTAGAGAATGCAGATGCTGAAAAAAAAGAGAAAGAAGAAAAATCAAAACAAATTGAAGACCAAGCTCCGGAACCTCAACGAGAATTAAGCTTTGAAGATATAATTACTGAAATGGATTTAAATAAAGAAAGAGTAGAAGAATATATTGAAACAGTCGCAAAGGGTGTTAATTGTTCAGTGGATTATGTAAAAGAAAAGGCCGTTAAGAAAATGGATAGGTTTGTGGAAAAGTTTAAAGAATGGGAAGCAAAGAATAAGCCTGCTACTCCTGCTCCAAAACCTAAAAAAGCTAAACCAGAAAAGAAAGCTCAGCCTGCACAATGGCTTGTAGAATTGGAAGAGCAATTGTCAAATTATGACCGTGAGTTGGTGAATGAGGTTTTGAAAGAAAAGGGATACAATAGTATTTATGATATTCCTAATGAAGAAACAGCAACGGAAGTTTATTTAACCATTGATACCAAGGCAAAAGAATTAGAAGAGTTATTTTAAATTACAGCCTGCACGGGCAAACAGGTCTCACCTTTTTCTCCTCCCTTTCTCGCCTGTTTGCTTGTGTGGGCAACTTTGAATATGGGGGACTAAAATGACCCTTGAAAAAATGTTTAAAAGATTAGAAGCAGGAGAAGACCCACTTGATTTGAGCATTGAAAAGTGGAGAGATGTAGTTAACCATTTATATAAAATTACTAGATTTGAAGAATATGACTGGGAAATTGAAATGGGAGTGTGTAATTGTGCATTGTGCATTGTATATGCTCGTTACAAATGCAATGGTTGCCCTATTAAAAAAGCAACTGGCTATGGGAGCTGTGATAAAACGCCCTATGAAAGTTTCCGTATAGCACGAATGGGCAAAAACCTTGAAGGCATGCGAAAGGCAGCCATTGCTGAATTAAAATTTTTAAAGTCTCTTAAAAAATAGAAAGATTGACAAGTTAAAAATAATCTGGTAAGAATAAACAAATGATGGAGGGTATCTCGAAAATAAAGACCCGCACAGGCAGGCAAGATTATCTTTTGGCCCTCCATCATGTCAAAAAGTCTTGTCTTGTCTGTGTGGGCTTTTTTTGTTTGGGGAGTTAGTTAAATGAAAACACTTCTCACCCCCACAATATTTCTTCATGAAAACAATGAAGAAGAATGTATCATACCAACAGACCAAGGTGGTTTTATTTATTCCAAAAAACAAATAGAAACTTGGTTTAAACAAATTATGAAATTCTATGAGCTTTATAGTGATGAAGAAATAAAAGAACATAATAATGACCTTTTTAAACAATACAATTCTTCTTATACAAACTCAGAGAATACAACAAAAAAACCAAAAAAAGGATTTGTCTATTTTATAAAAGCCGAAAATGGATTAATAAAAATCGGACAAACAAAAGATTTATCAAATAGATATAAACAAATACAACATAGTGCCCTATTAAAAACCGAATTATTATTTGCAATTGAATCTAATGATGTCATAAAGTTAGAAGAGAAACTTCATCATTTTTTTGAAAACAAAATGGAAAAGGGAGAATGGTTTGCACTTTCGGATGGAGACACTGAAATAATAAAAAATGCAGCCAAAAAGAAAGGATTAAAAATAATTACCATAGAAGGAGAAGGCAATGAAAGAGAATGAAATAAATGAACAATGTAAAAAACTAATTGGCGTTGAATTTCCTGGTAATACTGTTCCCTTAAGTTGGTATAGATATATAAAAACTCAAAACGGAACAGTGAATCATGTAGCTATAACATTATTGGCGGACATTGTTTTTTGGTATAGGCCAGTTGAAGAAAGAAATCCAGAAACAGGCGAACCAATTGGTTATAGACAAAAGTTTAAAGCTAATAAATTACAAAAGAATTACCAGTCTTACGTGGATTTATTTGGTTTCACAAAAATACAGGTTAAAAGAGCTTTTGATGATTTGATAAGATTAAAACTTGTTAAAAGAGAATTTAAAACAATAGAAACTAACGAAGGTTTAAAACTTTCAAATGTCATGTTTATAGAACCAATTATTGACAATGTCCTTAAAATTACATACGACCAACGCAAATCTAAAAAAACCTCCTCTTTACCTCAAAATAACTACCTTCCTACTTCAAAATCATTACCTCCTAACTCCGAAGTAAATACCTCTTTACTTCAAAGTAACCACCCCCCTACTTCAAAGTTACCACCTCCTTCTCCTGAAGTTAAGACAAATACAGAAAATACTACAGAAACTACTACAAAGAATACTACAGATATAAAATCTTCTTTAAATAATTCTTTTAGTAATAATATAAATAATATAAATAATAATAATCTATATAGCTCTAAAGAACCAAATAA